TGTGTGGAGCTTTCCAGAGATGCCCAAGGTCTAGCAGACATCTTAGAAGGTAAAGATATTCACCGACAGACTGCCAGTATTTGTCTGAAGAAGAATGAAGCTGAAGTAACCAAAGATGAGAGGCAAGGTCACAAGTGGGCTTCATTTCAGCCTCTATTTGGCGGCACTGGGGCAGGTCAGCCAGATCATATAAAAGCGTATTTCGACCGTTTTTATGAGATTTATGAAGGTATACATGCATGGCATGACTCTCTGATGACAGGTACGCTGAAGAATGGCATCGTACAGACGCCTTCTGGTAGGCAATACTTCTGGCCTAACGTGGTTCGCACAAGAGGTAACAGGGTAACAAACGCTACCCAGATACTAAACTACCCAGTGCAGGGCTTCAGTGCAGATCTTGTGCAGCTTGCTTGTATAAGAGCATTTAAGATGTTCAAAGAGCAAAAACTTCAATCAAAACTGATACTTACAGTACACGACAGTATTGTAGTTGACTGCTTAGATGAAGAATTAGAGGCAGTAAAAGCTATTCTAACTGAGGCTATGACAGAGGTAGGTCAGGAGACCCAACTGCGGTTTGGATACAAAACTGTTGTACCTCTCGATATCGAAATTTCTAGTGGAAAAAATTGGTTAGATCAGGTTGAAATGTCTTGATCAACACTCTACAAAGTGGTAGAATGAACATCTAACCTTAGAGGAAATATAATGACAGAATTAACTACTGATACAGGCTCGACTATTGAGGAAATGGCAGCGGCTCTTGGCGCGGCTAATACTAAAAGCACTTCAACTAAAATTCCTTCTCTAAAGATTAATAGTAAAGGAGAAGATGATAACGGAAACCAAATACCACTTGGTGCGTTTTTCTTAAATACACCTTCGGGTAGAGTGTATGCTAAAGATGGTGTGCGGCTTCGTGCATTTTCTAATCACATTCAGTATCAGCACTGGGGTACTGAAGGTAATCTAATTAATAAATCTATTTTGATGCGTAATAACGCTGAGGAAGCTATAGACCAGTTAGGCGGTATTATGTGCGGTATGCCTACATATGAACAGTCTAGGCAGATGTCTGAAGAAGACCGCAAACAATTTAATGGTAGGGATCGATTTCGCATAATTCGAGCCGTAGTTAGCTATACAGGGAAGACTGCAGAGGGTGAAGAAGTTACAATAACTAATCAGCCTTGTAAGTTAGAACTTAAACGTAAAAATTATGGTCCGTTTTTCCATGATGTTACCAGTAAAATGGGTGACAGAAATCTTTGGGATTTCGAATGTATCCTGCGAGGAGAAAAGTTAAAAAATCCTGCAGGAATGCCTTACTATAAAATTCGTTTTGATCCCCAGTTACATAAGCCTCTTGAGATGGATCAGGAGACTAGTGACAGTATTAAAGCGGTAGCTGAGATGGTGTCGGGTGAAAACGCTCGTATTACTGAGATGTATAGAACGGCACTAGAAGGCGATAAAATTGTAGACTCAGTGGACAACAGTCTTGAGAAAGATCTCGTTGGCTAAATGGGTATTGTAACAGGCATGAGTAATGAGGTGTACCACAGTACCAGTGGTATATCCTCTACAGCGGTAAAATCTGTATACAAGAAGTCTCTGGCTCACTGGAAAGGTGAGAAAAGAGTCCAAAGTGCAGCTTTTGCAATGGGAACGGCAGTACATGCCTTACTCCTAGAAGAGGATCGAGAGCTAGTAATCAAGGGTCCAAAGACTAAGAAGTCTAAAGCCTTTGAAGAAATGCAAAGCAACTTAAAAGAAGATCAGGTATTACTTACAGAAGTAGAATATAACGTAGCTAACCGCATTGCAAAGGGTGCGTTAGAGAACGAGAACTGTAAGAAAGTTTTGCGTCATAAAGAACGTAAGAACGAAGTATCTATCTTTGTTGATGATCCTCGATCTGGTCTCACGCTGAAAACAAGACCTGATTTATATATCGAGTCCGAAAATACAGTCTACGATGTTAAGACTACTTTAGACGCTAGTCCTGCAGGTTTTTCGAAAGAATGTTTTCGATATGCCTATGACATACAAAGTGCGTTCTATGTCTATGCCTGTAATTTAGCAGGTCTTGATATAAAAGAGTTCACCTTCATTGCATGTGAAAAGGCTTCTCCGTACCTCTCACACATGCATGTGGTGGGTCCAGAGTTACTCGACCATGCGATGCACCGTATGCACAGAACTTTGGATGAAATTGCCTTAGCGAGTGAGAAGAACGAGTATGGCACTGGGTGGGGTTCTTGCTCCATACTGGAGCTACCTAAGTGGCTATAACTACTCAATCTGCGAAGGCAAAAGGTAGAAAATTACAGCAATTAGTTCGGGATAAAATTCTCTCCCTCTTTCCCCAACTAACCCACGACGATGTAAGGTCTACCTCTTCAGGCGCTAGCGGTGAGGATATCCTACTCAGTCCTTCCGCTAGACGCTTGTTCCCATACTCAGTGGAGTGCAAGGCTCACAAGAGTTTCGCTATCTACAAGGTTATGGAACAGGCAGCATCTAACTGTCCTGCAGACGCTACTCCCTTATCGGTAATCAAAGCTGACCGCCAAAAGCCACTGGTGGTGATAGATGCCGATGCCTTTTTTAAACTTCTGGAAGGAAGAAATAATGGATGATGAAAGACCTAATACAATGGCTATTTTCCTTACAGTGGATAGCGAAGAAGACTACCTCGATATTGGCGTTGAACATAACTTTGGTGAAGACCTCAGCGAAGAGGCAAGGATTTTCTACTTAGATGCCCTCAATGGAATAGTGGCTAAAGTAAAGTTCGGCTTAGAAGAGTTGGCATTTACTGGAATGTTAATGCGTAACCTCGCAGCCCACCAACATGATGATGATGAAGATGCGATGGGTATCGACTTCGAACCATCAGAAGAACTTCTACAAGCAATTGAAGATCGAAAAATAATCAAATTCAAAAAGAAAATTCATTAATGGGAAAGGAATTTATGATGAATAAATATAAAGAACTTGATGATCCCCTGACTACTATAACTCTCGACACAGATGATCCAGTTAATAACCCTTTCCATTACAATGAGGGTGATATTGAATGTATCGATGCCATGAGAGCTATGGCTGATGGGGCTACAAATGTCTCCGCACACGAAGCCTATTGTTGGCAGAACTCATTTAAGTATCTGTGGCGTTGGCCTTACAAAAACCGTGTCGAAGATCTCAAGAAATGTCAGTGGTATCTGAACCGCTTAATAGCGGAGTTAGAAGATGATAACTAAGGAAGACATCGAGGCATTCAAAGACATGCAAGAGCCGCCCTCTCAAGCAGGGCTGCACGATATGCCAGACGATTGGGATAAACATTTCCAGACACCTCTTCAGATGGTTAGGGAGTTCGCCAAACGTATGGAACAACCTCTCGATCAGGAGTGGTACAAAGACCTTATCTTAGAGAACTTACGGTTCAACTTTATACAGGAAGAGTTCGATGAACTGGCCTTGGAAAGTTCTTTAGGAACAGATCCAGAGAACATGCTCAAGGAAATAGCTGACCTTGTGTATGTCCTCTACGGATATGCAGCTACGTATGGATGGGATTTAGACAAGGCCGTTAGGCGAGTTCACCTATCTAACATGAGCAAGCTAGGGATAGATGGCAAACCCTTAAAGAATGCCAAGGGCAAAGTAATTAAAGGCCCGAATTATAAAAAACCAAAACTTACCGACTTAGTGGAGTAACCAATGAGCAGTTATAAATCTAACCTGAACCCGATGTTCAGGAGCAAATTTTCTGAAGATATTTTCAATCACAAATATAAACATGAAGGGGCAGAGACTTGGTCTGCCTTAGCCAAAACCTTAATAGATGATGTATGTGGAGAGATCCTCACAGACGAGGAGTGTGACCAACTCACTGAATATGTACGAGACATGAAGTTTATCCCTGGAGGTAGATATCTATACTACGCAGGGAGACCAAATAAGTTCTTTAATAATTGTTATCTACTAAAAGCAGAAGAGGATAGCAGAGAGGATTGGGCTAACCTAAGTTGGAAAGCAGAAAGCTGCCTGATGACAGGCGGTGGGATAGGGGTGGACTACTCAGTTTATCGACCCAGTGGTGCGCCTATAAATAAAACAGGTGGGCAAGCATCTGGACCAATTCCTAAGATGAATATGCTTAATGAGATAGGTAGGCGTGTTATGCAGGGTGGATCACGTAGGTCAGCCATCTACGCATCCCTTAACTGGAAGCACAGAGACATCCATGAGTTCCTATCTGCTAAAGATTGGGCTAATATGCCAGTAGGTACTACAGGTAAAAGTCTGTGGGATATCAAGCAAGATGACTTCAACTTTCCTGCACCTCTCGATATGACTAACATCTCAGTTAACTATGACACTGAGTGGTTACTTAATTACTACAGAACTGGTAATATTGGATCTACCTTTCTAAAGAACGTAGAACAGGCAATGCGTACTGCAGAACCTGGATTTAGTTTTAACTTCTTCGATAAAGAGAATGAAACTCTTCGGAATGCATGTACTGAAGTGACTTCAGCCGATGATAGTGATGTCTGTAATTTAGGCTCTATCAATATGGGTAGAGTAACTGACATCCACGAAATGGCAGACGTTGTAGAGTTGGCTACGAAGTTTCTTATCTGTGGTACACTCAGAGCGCAGCTACCTTACGAGAAGGTTTATGAAACCAGAGAGAAGAACCGTAGACTAGGTCTTGGGCTGATGGGTATGCATGAGTGGCTTATACAGCGTGAATCTAAGTATGAGGTAACTCCAACCCTACATGCTTGGTTATCTGTGTATAAGGGTGTGTCTGATAAGGTGAGTAAGGAGACTGCAGATCAGCTAGGCATAAGTAGACCAGTAGCTAACCGCGCAATAGCTCCTACAGGCTCAATAGGCATCTTAGCAGGTACAAGTACTGGAGTAGAGCCTATCTTCGCTGTAGCCTACAAGAGACGCTATCTGAAGGGTAATACTAGGTGGGTATATCAATACGTAGTGGACTCAGCGGCTCAGGAGCTAATAGATCGATACGGAGTAAACCCAGAGAATGTAGAGAGTGCATTAGATCTGGCTGCAGACTATGAACGTAGGATGGCTTTCCAAGCTGACGTTCAAGATTACGTAGATATGTCGATATCGTCTACTATTAACCTACCTGCGTGGGGTTCTAAGATGAATAATGAGTCTACAGTATCTGACTTTGCACATACACTAGCTAAGTATGCGCCTCGACTACGTGGATTTACCTGTTATCCTGATGGATCGAGAGGTGGTCAGCCTCTAACTGCAGTTCCATACCAAGAAGCAGTCGATAAATTAGGTGA